TCAGGCGGTGATGGTGATCAGGGCCGGACGCGATATCGCCCCGCTGCCGACCTGCTGTACGTGCAGTTCCACGCTGCCAAGGGTCAGGTCCGCCCCGAGATCGGCGGCTTCATAGGTAAACTCCGGGGAATCGGCCTCATGCTCTTGCACGCTGCCGTCCGCGCGCACGATGCGGATCCGATAGCGTTCCATGGTTTCGCCGAGCGGTGCGTCCGCTCCGTCGATCCATGCCCACCCCGTGCGGCTGCGGCGCACCCATCGCACATCATACCCCCCGTCTGTCCGGCTACGCGCCGTCAGGTGAGCGGGTGACGGCGGCCGCAAGGCTTCGCCGATTGCGGCGACGGACGTCTCCACCGGAATTGCATCGCCCAGGCCGGAGGCGAGCAGGCGGACCTGCGCACCGGCGGCACTCTTCGGCGGATCATAGGCCAAGAGCGTCTCCGCCTCGATCAGGACAAAGCGTTCGCCGATCGCATGCGCACTGGGCAGGCTGCCCCGTCGCCCCCGCAGCAATCGCGACAGGCGCCACAGTCCGGCGCTTATCGGCTCCGCGCGCCCGAACTGCACCAGCTCGTCGCCAATCAACGCGAGATTCTCTCCAGAAAGCAATCGCCCCGCATCGGCGTCCTGCAGCGCCATTTCGTCATGAAGCAACTGCACGTCCACCATGTTGCGAAGGTCGAGCAGATCCTCCGGAGCGCTGCCCAGCGCGCTGATGGTCGTGCCCAATATCGCCGGTGCGGCGGTAGCGCCGATCGGTGTCCAGCTTGCGCCATCATCCAGGCTGACGAGCAGTTGCGCGCGCCGCCACCCGGGCGATGGCCCCGCCGCTGCGATGTGGAGACGCGGCACGTCCGGCGCCGTCTCGTCCAGATTGGGCAGGTCGAGCAGGTGCACGACGGTCGGCCCGTGGAGATGATCCGGTGCCGGCACGCTCCGCCCTGGCTCGGCGACGGCGCTGGCGAAACTGGCAGCGTGGATGCGCCGCAGTTCCAGCTGGACGCCGTCCCGCAGCACGCCGCGCTCCGCCACCCGCCAGAGATCGGCGCTGCCCGGCAGTCGCACCAAGCGTCCCGGTGCCAGCGTCAGCTGCGCCCAATCGCAGCGAATCCTGCGGCGCCCTTGCTCCCGCGCCCGCCGCATCAAAGCCTCGTCGGCGATGGCTCGCGCTGCCCCGGCCTCGAGGGCTGCGGCAACTTCGATCTGCTCAGTCGCCACGCCACCGGGCCGGCGCGCGGCCTGCACGCCCGCCTGATAATCGCGCGCCGGTTCGTAGTAAGTGAGTGTCAGCGCGGCCGGCACTTGGCCGGCGCCCGGCAGTGTCTCTGTCCTTTCCTCAGCAAGGCTGGCAAGTGGGATGTCCGTCGCTACGGCGTCCGGCTCGACCATGCGCAACATGGCGCCATCGTCGACAAGCTCCACCCCCAACGCCGGGCGGAGCGCTTCGATGAGCCCCGCCATGCTGTCCCCCACCGCCGCAAAGCCGTGCAACTGCGTGCCGGCTTCGCCTCCGATCAGCCCGCCACTGAGTTCGGCCAGCACTGCGCTCGTACCGACCGGACCCGCATCCGCCTCCACCTCGAAGGTCAATGACGGGATTCGGTTTCCGAAATTCTCCAGCGCCATATTCTCGAACACGGCATAGGCGCAGCCGCGATAGGCGGGCGTCCCAGCCGCCTCCGCCGAAGCGATGAACGGGTCCACCGCCTGGTCCTCGCCGCCAAGGTGGAGCCGAAATCCCATTTCGCTCTTCCAGTCGCCCGCGCTTCCCCGCAGCAGATTCCCGTCAGCCCAAATGCGACTGACAGACCGGATCGGCCGCGCCGACAGCAGCACCGCAAAGGATGCCGTGTAGCTATAGCTGGTAATCGACGGCCGTCCCTTGCCGCCACTCTTCTTCGATCGATGCTCGATCAGGTCGGTCGACCAGACCACCGACCCGGCGACGCGCATCGTGCCGAACAGCTTGGGGATGGCCGCGCCATAGCTGGAGGTCTGCACCTTCAGGTCTTGCAGGCGCGGCCCCTTGCGGCTCCCGGCCAGCAGGCGACCGTCGATCGCTTGGCCGATCAGCGCGCCGACGGCGCCACCGACCGGACCCAGCAGCGACCCCGCCGCTGTCAGGACAAGGGTCGCCATATGCTCACCACCTCCCACTCGATCGCACCGGGCCGCTCGACCACCCGGCGCAGCCCCGCATCGGCATGCACCATGCCCGCCGCCGTCTTTATCCCGAGATGCAGCTGGCCAGGGCCCGGCCGCATCACCAGCACGTCGCCCGCCTCCGCATCCCCCACCCGCTTCCAGCCGGCGCCCAGCAATGCAGCATCGACCCTCCCAGAATCTCCGCCGCGCAGCGCATAGCCGCTCGGCGCCGGGACACGGGTCGCGAGCGCCACCACGCCGACACAGTCGAGCCCGCTTTCCGGCGCGCGTCCGTGAAGCCGGAAGCGGCTCCCGACGAGCGCCAGCGCCACCCCCTCGATCGGATTCACGCGCCCGGATAGCGCGTCAGCAGGTCCATGCCCGGCAGATGCGGCTCGCCCCGAAAGTTCGGCTGGTTGCCGAACCGGTCTCGGCAGGTGGCAAATCTCTTGTCGCATCCTTCGATCGCCTCCACCCGCGTTTCCGCCATGACGGAAAAAGGCGGCGGCTCCGCCAGGATCAGCGAAGCACCGCTGCTCGTCAGCACCATGCTGCTCAGCCCCGCATTGGCGCCATCCAGCCAGCGCAGCCGTCCCCCTCCCCAGCCATTCGGGACTGGCTCCGGCCGATCGAGTGTGAGGGACTCTCCGACGCTCGCGACGACACGCGCCAGCGATCGCCGTCCGGCCATGTCGACCCGGCACCGCCGGTCACCCAGTTCGGCACGGCACAAGGGCGATGTCTCCTCGCTGACCGGCCGCGCCAGCGCCGCGCCTGGCCCCTTGAGGGTCGCCGAAAAGCTCCCCCGCTCCAGCGATACCGCGCCAAGCTCACCGCGCAGCAATTGCACCCACTCGCCCGGCGCGCTCCAGTTCACCGCGATCAGCCGCACCGCAGCGCCATTCCACCGGCCGCTGCGCAAGTCCCGCTCGCTGATCCCGCTGCCGGTCAGCGCTCCCGCCACATCCAGGGAGTCCGTGTCCAGCACCTCCCCTTCCTCGATCGCCGACGGCGCCACACCCGGCGCCGCCCGATAGCGAAACCCCTCCACGACCAGGTCGCGATCATGGCCGGTAAAGCCGAGCGCCACCCCATCGCGCCGCTCGATCCGCCAGCAGAGCGCAAAGGTCACCAGCGGCGCGGCGAGGAACCCGCTCATCCCTCGCGCACCTCAATGAGCGGCACGCTCACCGCTTCGCCGGCGAGGAAGGTGGCGCGGTTGATCGTCAGCCGGTCCTCGGCAAAGCGCACGGCCACGTCGAAGCGATAGCCGGCGGTCACCTCGGCTCCCGCGGCCGGCGCCGCGTCGAAGATCACGGTGCCGCCTTCGCCCATCTCCCAGGCCGAACTCTCGACCCCATCCGCCGCGACCCGCACGGAACCCGGCACCGGCAGAGTGATGCGCCGCGCCACGCCGTCATAATCCTTCATCAAGGCAAAGACGGTGCGCACGCCGTCGCCCAGACCCAGCAGCTGGTCCAACGGACCCGGCACCCCGGTCATCCCGGCCGAGCTGTCGTCGAGCGGATCGCGGAACCGGAACGCCTGTGCCGGACCCCTTCTCGCGCGGAAGAACGCGACCAGCGCCGCAAGATCGGCTTCGGACCTTACGCCCGGCCCCGCGTCGAAGCGCAGCCGCGCCTCGGCCCATTCGGCGTTGCGCTGCTCGGCGCCGCCGGCACCAGCCGCAATGGCCGTCGACGTCTCCGCCTCCACGCTCGCCTCGCGGCCGATGTCGAGCGGAAAGGCCACATTCGCGAATGCCTCCACATCCTCCTCCTCGTCGAACCAGGTAAAGCCGTCACGAATGACCTGCGGCAGCGCCCAGACGAACCGCTCGGCCACACCCCGCTGCCGCGCCGCCGCGACGGCGCCCGCAATCGGATCCCATTGCGCCCGGTCCTCAGGACGGAGCACGAACCCGCTCAGATAGTGCTGCCTGTCCGCGGGATAGCCGAGCCGGCCGCTCATCGCTGCCGCTCCGCGCGCGCTGGCGCCCGTGTCGCCGCCCGTCACCCACTGATAGTCTTCCAGCTGCAGCACGTCGAACGCCGGCGAGGCCCAGTCCAGCGGCGCCAGCGCCACTTCCCTGCCGGCGATCGTCGGCAGATACAGCAGCAGCAAGGTCTCGGCGTCCGGAAAGGCCGCCTTCACGGCACCGCTCAGCGTAGCCGTCGACGCCGCCAGCATCGCGCCGGCCTCCGCGTCGCTCGGCACGCCACCCGCCGCGGCAAGCGCCGCCGTATCGTGCACGCACAAACCGCCGTCCGGCGCGATCCACCACCACGGCTCCCCGATCTGAAACCGCACCCGCAGCCCGGCCGCATGGGCGATGTCGGCAAAGCTCAACGCCACCGCCTGCAGATAGCCCATGGCCGCCGAGTTGGCCGGGGACAGCAGCGTCGAAGGCGGCACCCAGCCAGTCAGCGCGGGACTGCCGTCCGCCGCCCGCTGCTTCCACGCCGCCGGGCAATGCGCGTCGAACAGCTCATAGCTCAGCGACAGGATCAGCTCATAGTCGAGCGCCTTCGCCCGCGCCGCAAAGTCCGCGTGCCAGGCCGCGCACGGCGCATTCAGCGCACCGCCGGCGAGCGTCACTTCCCCGCCGTTCAGGCGAAAATAGTGGCTCATTCCGACATAATGGTTGATCACCCCGCGATAGCCGAGGCCGACCGTGTTGCGCAGCAGCCGCTCGGGCGTGACGTTATAGCCATCGTCATAGCCGGTCGCGATCCGCAGTTGGTGTGCGGGCACCAACACGTCGCCGATCGCCAGCACCGATCCAGAGCCGTCGCAGGCGATCTCCGTCAGTTCCGCCCAGCCTTCCGCCGGCGTCGCCAGATCGCCCCCTGCCTCGTCATAGTCGGGCGGCACCAGCGAGATGAACATCCGGTCCACGTCACCGGCGAACACCGCCTCGCCGGGCAGTGCAAAGCCACTCTCGAGCGCACTGAAATCCAGCGTGACTACGGCATCCTCGGGCGTGCCGACGGCATAATTCCACAGCCGCACATACCAGCTGCGCGCGGCGCCGCTCGCATCACGCCCCTCGATCTTCAGCGTCGGCCCATGCACCGCATCCAGCGCCACCACCCCGCTCGACCGCCAGCGGAAGCGCAGGGTGCAGCGCCGAAAGTCCCGATCCGTCTCATAAGCGAGCAGCGGATGGTCATACCGATCCTCCGCCCACCAGATCAGGCCGGCCAGGTCGTTCTTCCGATAGAACACCGCGTCCACACGCAGGCTGTTCGGCCCGTTCGTAACCACCGAAGCCATCATCGGCCGCGGAAAATCGACGGTCCAGAACCGCGCATCGAACCGCTTCACGAACGAAGCCTCCTGGCACGTCCGCTTCCCCGTCAACCAATAGCCCATGACCCGCTTCCTCTTGTTCGCGCAGAGGCGCGGAGACGCGGAGAGTCCGCACCCGCGGCGAAGCCGCAGTTCACGTTCTCCTCTCGCCTGAAGGCGCGCCGCGCGCGGACGATCTCGGCAGCCTCTGCGTCTCTGCGTCTCTGCGCCTCTGCGCGAACCTACCTTCTTCTACCGCTCGACAGCCCGCCGGACCGCCCGCGCGACCTGGCGGCTCGACCGCTCCAGCGCCCGCGGCGTCTCGTTTCCGCCAGCGGCATTGACGTTGACCGTCACCCGCACTTCTCGCCCCGCCGCCGAAGGCGCCGCCACCTGCCCCGCGCTCGTCGGCACGAACACTTCCGGTCCGCGCTCGCCGACGACATAGGCGCGCCCAGGCGAGACCGGCCCGCCGGTCGCACGACCGGGCAGTCCGACGATCCCGCCGATCTCGGAAAGGATCGACCCCACGCCGGCCTTCACCGCGCTCGCCGCGATCTGGTTGAGCACGCCGAGCGCCACCCGCCCCAGATCCTCGAAGCCGAGCTTGCCGGTCCTCAGCGCCCGTGCGAGTGTGCTCTCCAACGCGCGCCCGGCGCGATCCGCCGCGTCGCCGAACGGTCCTTCCAGCTCCGCACGCATCAGCGCCACGTCGCGCGCAAAGCCTTGCGTGTCGGCGCGCACCGACACCACCATCTCGTCCAGTTCGTCACGCATCGGGAAACCGCTCCTTCAGCCGCACCAGCTCATCCTCGCCGACAATCGCCTCGCCCGGCGGCCGCAACGCCGCGAACACCGCGGCCAGCTCCGCCGGCGTCGCCTCCCAAAACTCCCCCGGCCGCCAGCCCAGCAGCACGCCGGCGAGCCCGGACAGCCGCAGCGCGTTCGCAGCAAACCTCGCCTCTCCCCCTGCGGGAGAGGGCGACTCAGCCCTGCGGGGCTGAGCGGAGTGAGGGCCTTGGGCGCCGCACGTCATCACCGCCCCTGCAAGACCTGACCGAGCAGCAGGCGCAGGGCCGGCGTCGCCGCCACCAGCCCACCCGCCGCCAGCCTTTCCGAGAACGCCTCCCGGGTCAGCCCCTCCGGGCGCTCGCGCAGGCAATGCCAGAACAGCCCCGCCATCTCGCCCAGCGTCAGCCCGCCGCTCGCCGCCCGCTCGACAAGCGCAAACAAGGGCCCCAGTTCCGCCTCGGCGGCAACCAGCGCGCTGAACGACGGCCGCAGCACCAACTCGCACCCGCGACGCGAACCGTCGCTTCGCCGCGCATGGGATTTGCAACGGATACTCCGTTCGTATCGAGCGAAGTCGAGATACGCTTCTCGACTTCAGCTGAAGGCTGAAGTTTATCCTGAGCGACGCCGACCGGCGACGTCGAAGGGCTCGAAGCAAACGGAGGGCTAGGTGCAACGCTCACAGCGACACCACCTCGCCCGAACTCTCCAGGCTCAGCGTGTAGCTCCGCTCCCCATTGAAATCCCCGGCATAGTCCAACCGTGACACGAGGAACCGTCCCCGCATCTTCTCTCCGCTTTCAAAGCTCAGCTCATAGTCGTCGAGCAGGCCCGCCAGCGCATTGCCTTTCAGCCGCGCTTCGGCCGCGGATCCGGTGAACACCCCGGCGCCCGACACCGACACGCTGCGCACGCCCGCACCGGACAGCAGCTCGCGCCACCCGACGGAACCCTTGTGCGTCACCACCACCGGCTCGCCGTTCACGCTCAGCTGCGTGGTGCGCAGTCCCGCCATCGTCGCATAGACGGGCGGCGTCGCCCCATTCCCCACCTTCAGCAGAAGGGCGGAGCCTCGTTCGATCGCCATATCAGGCCTCCATTGCTCTTATTCGAAACTCGACGGTGCCGACCCACTGGCCGCCCGCTCCTCGCGCCGTCCGCGCGCGCACCAGCATCACGGTGCCGACCGACCAGCCGCCGATCGTCCGCGGCAAAGCCTCCAGCGCCCGCGCGACTTCGCCCTGCAGGGCCGCCGTCCGCGTCCAGCTCTCGCCGGCATCATGCACCCGCACCGAAAGCCGCACCTCGCGCCCGGCGATACCCTTGGCGCCCCAGTCGGCGCTCAGCATCTCGGCCAGCACCAGATAAGGCACGCTCGCCCGCGCCGGCCGCTCCAGGAACACGCCATTGGTGCCCGGCACCTCGCGCAAAGCGACCAGCACCGCCTCCTGCAACGCAGTCTCGAAACTCATCGCCTCGCCCCTTTTGTTCTTGGTTCGCGCGGAGGCGCGGAGATGCGGAGGAGCCTCCCGCGGGCAAAGCCCGCACGAAGTCGCAAAGCTGGACGTTGGCGGCCTGCAGGCAGGGACCCGCGAGCACCCTCCGCGTCTCCGCGCCTCCGCGCGAACCGACCCTTCTTCTTAGACCTGAACCCGCCGCCAAGGCCGCCAAAGGGCCGCGACGGCCGCTGGCGGCGCTTGCTCATCGGCCGCATCGCGATGCGCATAGAGGTGCGTCGCCAGCCGCACCGCGCCTTGCCGCAGCGGCTCGGGCAGCGCCTCCCACCCGCTCGCCAGTCCCGCCTGATAGGTCACCCGCACGCGCCCCGCAGCGCCAGGTGCCGTCACCCGCACCCACCCTGCGCCGTCCGCATCGATGTCGATCGCATAGGCTTCGACCGGCAGTAGAAAGGCGGCGCCATCGGCCGGCAGCCCCTCGACCGCGGTGATCGCCCGCACCGGTGCGGCGCCGAGCCGCGTCCATGTCGCCGAACAAGGCAGCACTTCCACCGCCTCCCGCGCCAAACCGATTCGCCGCGTGAACGCCTCGCCGAGCAGCAGCGCCGTCGCCACCAGCCCTTCGATCAGCACGTCCTCGTCCGGCTGCGCCACCCGCGCATAGGCCTTCACCACTTCTCGCTCCGCCGCGAGATCGGCCGCCTCGAATGCCGCCATCGTCAACACGCGCGCCTCCCTTCGCCGCGCACCCGGCGCCGCGTTCCCTGTGTCATCCGAATGTCTCCGATCAGCTGCGACCCTGGTTCCCTGGCGAAAGCCGGGGGCCAGGGGTCACGTCTCAGACTGTCCGCTCGAACGCGCCCGCCGCGCCGGAGCCGTCAGTCCGTCGCAACGCACCGCCCAGGTCAAAGCGCAGGGCGCCTGCTCCCGCGGCGACTCGGGAGTAGGCATCGTTGCTGCCCTGGGTGAGCGTGTAGGTGCCGCTCCCCGCGCCGCCCGTGCCCGCAAGGTTTGAGGTGAACGCAACCGTCGACGCGGCCGCCTTGGACGAGGCCGGCCAGTAGTCGCCCAGCCAGCTCGTGGCGGAAGGCGTGGTCGTGCTGTCGTCGCCCCCCAGGATGCAGACATTGCCCGCACAGCCGACCTGGTGCCGGTAGCGCCAGTTGCCGGTGCGGCCCGTCACTGTCGTGATCGACGTGAACGTGTCGGTCTTCACGTTGAAGTCGTAGAAGATGTTGTATTTGGACAGCATATGCTTCTGCACGCCCGCTGCCGCCGCAACGTCCGAGTAGCAGCGGTTGGTGCGGCCGATATTCGCGCCTGCCCCGCCTGCGCCCGGATAGGTGTTGTGGAACTCGTTGATGTTGTCGAGCGGGATCGTGTTGCCGTCGTTCGAGAAGCCGGAGGCCGCCGTGGAGGCCGTGCTGTTGCGTTCGAACACGTTCTGCACGATCGCCGCGCCCCGGCTTGCATAGGTCAGCGAACCCGACGATGCAGCACCGATCGAGGAGATCACCTGCATCTTCATGAAGCTGTTGTTGTAGATGACGCAGCCATCGGTCGTGTCGAGGTTCGTCGCCCCCGACCAGGGCGAGTCATTCACCGCCCAGTTGACGAAGCGGCAGCCGATCACCGCCCAGGGCATGATGCCCTTCTGGTTGCCCGAGGACGGGCTGGCGATGTCGGTCGAGATCACGCCCACCGCGCGCACCTGCATGCGGGTGGTCGAATAGCCCTGCAGCGGCGTGAAGATGTTCGCCCCGCCCGTGATGGTCACGTTCTTCATCGTGCCATGGCCGAAGCGCTGGGTGATCGGGACCGTCGCCGCGCCGGTATAGTTCAGCGTCATGTTCTCAAACGCGATCAGGTTGTTGTTGGTCGTGCCCCCGAACCCGTCGAGGCCGAAGCTGCCGGTCACGTCGATATTCACCATCCAGCGCAGGCCCGCGACCTGGAAGCGCGTGGCGGTGAGGGTAGCCTTCACAGTGCCGGAAGCGGACGGCGCGACCTTGATGTCGGTATAGACCGTCGCCGGGTTGGACGCCGAGTTGTCGCCAATGTCATGCGTGGCCCCCGCCCCAGCCGTGTCCTCGCTCAGCCAGATCGTCGAGCCGCCGTGATTGTTGCGGCTGCGGTTGGTGTTGTTCCAGCTCTGCAGGGCCGTGACCGCAGCGACAATGGTCGGATAAGCCGACGACAGCCCCGTTCCGAGCCCCGCATAGGTAGTCGCAACGCCCGTGATGCCCGTTGCCGTGCCGGAAGGCTTCACGATCACATGCGCGCCGCCATAGGTGCCGTTCTTGTCGCACATGAAGCGCAGGGGCGTGTTCGGGTTGATCGTCGAAACAGCGCCGGTGGTCGCGAGACCGTCGCTGAACAGATCGAACGCCGTGCCGATCCACGGATAGACGATCGCGTTGACGCGGCAGAGATCGCCCTGGGTGAGCGCCTGCCCGCCGCCCGTGCCATCGAGCGCCACACTGCCCTTCCACACCTCGGCGATATTGCCCTGCGTCTGGATGGACGAAAGAGCAGGCGCCGAAGTCGTGACCGTCGCCGACAGGTTCGGCGTGCCCTGCCCATCGACCGCGTAGAAGGCCACGCCCGCCACCTGCTGGCCGTTCATCGCGTGACGGTGGAAGGCGACCAGCTCGACCGGATAGCTATTCGCGTTCACCCGCTCATGCTGGGTGTTGATCCACGCGACCTGCGGCTTGGGATAGGTCAGGGCCGAGTTGTTGACGACTTCCGCGACACTCCCCGCCTGCGCGCTGCCGTAATAGCCGGAAGAGGCCGTAACTCCGGTGATGGTCGAGCCGGCATAGATCAGGTCCGACAAAGCGAAATACACCGTCCGCGTACCGGCCGACGCGCTGTCGAGGAAGCTCGTATGGTTCGGATATTGCCTCCGGATGCGCTTGGTGCCGGTGATCGTTCGCGTCTGCGTGGCTGCGACACCCGGCGCCGAATAGCCCGGATCGGTGACGGTCAGCGTGATGAAGCTCGGATCGAAGGTCGAAACCCCGTCATCCGGCAGCAACACCTTCGCTACCCAGCCGTTCGGCACCGCCGCGTCCGCCCCGTCCGGCAGCACCGTCGCATTCAGGATTTCGAGGCTGGTGATGGCAGAGGCAGGCGCACTCGCCGCCCGTCTCTGCCCCCGCAGCATAAAGCCGAAGCCGAACATCAGTAGAGCGCCACGATCGACGCGGCCGTGGTGCCGGTTGCCCGCACGAACTTCGCACGGAACGGCAGCACCGACCCGGCGGGCAGGTTCTTGAACGTCAGATCGCCCGTATCGTTGACGCCCCGCCCCACCAGGTCGCCCCCGACCCCCACGAACAGCGCCTTCGGGATATCGGCGAGCGCATTCACGTCATGCGGCGTCACCGCCACCCCACGCGTCGCCGGCGCGACCACGCTATCCGCGTGCCCGGAAAAATAATCGGTCATGTTGATCTCCTTTGATCCTCCCCTGCCCTTGCAGGGGAGGGGGACCGCCGCAGGCGGTGGAGGGGCCCGGAGCGAAGCGGAGGGTCTGACTTCGCGCTACGCGCTCAGCCCCTCCACCAAGCTCCGCTTGGTCCCCCTCCCCTGAGCGTCGCTCAGGGGAGGAACACTCAGCTCACCCCGAACTTCAGCAGCTTGATCGCCTCGGAGTTCATCACCGCGCCGCCGATCCGCTTGACCGCATAGAAATGCACGAACGGCTTGTGGGTGAACGGATCGCGCAGGATCGTCGTCTCGCTCCGCTCCGCGATCAGATAGCCGGCGCGGAAGTTGCCGAACGCAATGGCGAAGCTATCCGCCGCCACGTCCGGCATGTCCTCTGCTTCCACCACCGGGTAGCCGAGCAACGTGTCCGGCTGGCCGCTCGCCATTGCCGGCTGCCACAGAAACGCCCCGTCCGTCGTCTTGAACTTGCGGATGCGCGCCAGCGTCGCCGAGTTCATCACGAACGCCGCGCCCTGGCGATAGGGCGTACGCAGGCTCTGGATCAGGTCGACGAGCTTGTCGGCGGGATTGCTCGCCGGAAACGCAGCGCTGACGCCGGTCGCCAGATATTGCAGCGTGCCGAACGCGCGCACCCCGTCCGCCTCGTTGGTCGGCGTGCCGGTCAGGAAGCCCTTGGGCTTGTTGACGCCGTCACCGCTCACGAACGCTGCACCCTCGGCCCGGGCGAACTCGGTGGAGATTTCACCGGCCAGCCAGCTCTCCACGTCGAACGCGGCATCGTCCAGCATCGCCTGGCTCGCCGCCGGATTGGCGAACAGCTCGCCCATCGGCGGCGCAATCTCCTTGAATGCCGGCGTCGCCGTCTCCGCCCGTGCTCCAATCTCCGAAGCCCAACCCGACGGCGTGCCGCCGGTCGTGACCAGCTTTCGATAGCCGGCCGACCCCACCCGCACGACATTGGCGATGCTCCGGATGGGCGAGATCGCGGTCAGGGTGCGGTCGATCATCGCATCGATTTCGCGCGGCACCGCATAGCCGCCATCGCCAGCCACCGCGCCGGTAAAGCTCTTCAGCTCGATCTCTGACCCCGTCCGGAGATACCCGTCCACGAACGCCGACCGCGAGCCGGACACCCGCGCCCCCGACAACACCGGCCGCTCTACCGCAGGCGCAACCGTCCCTTCGAAACTCGCCTCGAGCGAGCCCGTCACCTGTTCCATCACTTTCTCCTGAAAGGCCCCTCCCCTTCAGGAGGTTCGGGGCGTCCGATCCCCCGGATCGGACTGAAACTGCCGGGGGCAGTTTCACCCGAACCTGGGTTGGGGTGGGGCAGAGATTTGCCCAAACTTCAGCGAAACTTCATGTCTGTCTGCGACTGAACGTCATGACCGAGTTTAAGCCACACTATCTGATCGGCCTCATCGCGCTGGCTGCGTGGCTATGCCTCGCTGCCCCGGTCGCCATCTGGGGGTGGTCGGCGGTGAATCCTGCGCTGGCGTGGTTGATTCTGCCGACGACGCCCTTCCTGATTTCTTTCTTGATACCGCCCTGGCTGCTGCTGCCTTGGGCGATCCTGTTGTTCAGCACGCCTTCGACACTCTCGGATACGAGCGCCAGCAGCATGGACGGCGGCGCATTCTTTGCGGTCGGCATCATCGTTCTGAACTTGCCTATCCTCTTGGTGAGAATGTGCCTCGCGCTTTCAGGGTCGTTCGAAAAGCGAAGCGGCTATCTGGAGTGATCGGCTCCACCGCAATCACCCGCGCCGCCGCCTGCATCGGAAACCGCACCAGGCTGACCTCGATCAGCTCCAGCCCGATCAGCTCGCGCCCGATCTTCAGATCGCGCGCCGCCCGCACCCGATAGCCGATCGACAGCCCCATGCCCGGCGCGACCGCCCGGCGCGAGGCAGCGATCACCCGCAGCCCATGCCGATCCTCGACCAGACTCTCGACCCGCCCGATCTCCGCGCCATGCTCCCAGCGCAGCGGCACCGGCCTCGCGCCCGCAAAGGCACCCCGCCGGATCACGTCCCCGCCGCGATCAACCGCATCGAACACCGCCGCATAGCCAGCGAACCTCGTGAACCGCTCATCCTGAGGAGCCGCTGAGTAGCGAGCCTGCTCGCGTATCGAAGTGGCGTCTCGAAGGATCACCCCAACCGCTCCCACAACCCCGTCTTGACCGCGATCCCGACCAGCAGCAGCGCCAGCAGCAGCCGCACGAACCACCCCGCCACCGCCTGCACCGCCGATTTCTTCGCGTCGCGCCAGGCGCCGAGCAGCGAACGCAGCTCCCGCACGTCCACGCCCGCGCTCGCATCCTCGAGCCCCAGCGAAGCGAGCGCCCGCCGCGCCCCCAGCTCAGACGCCTCCTCGATCACGCCCCGAAGGGTCGCGACCGACGCGCCCTCCCCCTCCGCCTGCGCCAACAGCGAGGCGAGCAACCCATCCTGAGACATAATTCGTCTCCTCAATATGTTCGCGCAGAGACGCGGAGACGCAGAGGGGAGCTTGCGCGAAGCGCAAGACAATCGTGAGCAAGCGAAAGGACGGATGAACCGCGGACTCTCCGCGTCTCTGCGCCTCCGCGCGAACCAACCCTTTTCTACATCCCCACCGCCGCCCGCTTCTCCTCGGCCGACAGCCAGTCTGCCCCCGCGACCATGCTCCACAGCCGCTCCCGGTCCTCCGAAAGCTCCGGCACCCGATCGACATCCACGCCGATCGTCACTCCCGGCCACCAGGGGCTCAGCCCCTGCACCAGCGCGCCGAAGATCTTGGCCGCGACCGGCAGGACGCCCAACCGCCACAAGGCCCGGTTCGCCTCTCGATAATTGGCGTAAGTCGCGTCGCCCGGCAGCCCGAGCAGCATCGGCGGCACACCGAAGGCCAATGCGATCTCCCGCGCGGCCGCCGCCTTCAAGCCGACGAAGTCCATATCCGCGGGCGACAGCGACAGCGCCTGCCACTTGAGGCCACCCTCCAGCAGCAATGGCCGCCCGGCATTGCCGGCACCCTGGAAACTCGCCTCGAGTTCAGACTTCAGCCGCGCGAACTGATCCGCCGACAGTCCCGAGCCGTCGCCCGGCTCATAGACCAGCGCTCCCGAAGGCCGCGCCGCATTATCGAGCAGCGCCTTGTTCCACCGCGTCGCCGCGTTGTGGATCGCCACCGCCCCCGCCGCCGAGCCCAGGCACCCCAGCCCATAATGATCGTCGGTCGGATGGAAGGAGCGAATATGGATCAGCTCGCCCGCATCGATCCGCTGCGTCACTTCCCCGACCCGGTACAGATAAGCCCCCGGCCACCCGCGCGCATCCGCTTCGACCGTCACGCGGTCCGGCCGAAGTGCATAGAGCTCCCTCACTCCGCTCGTCCCGAGCGCAGTCGAGGGGCGCTGAGACCCGCTCAGAATCTGAACATACGCATTCCCATGCAAAAGGAGGTGAGAAGCCACCGTCTCCACCAGCCCCTGCCCGCCGGACGTCGCAGCCACCAGCCGCGCCACTTCAGGCTCCGAGCAAAGAACCGGCGCCGCCCCCACGCTCTCCGCCACCAACCGCACCGCCCGCTGCGCGACTGGGTTCAGCGCATAAGCCTCGCGCACCTGCGCCTCATAGGATCGCGGCCAATCCCCCGACCCGAACGCCATTCCGAACCCACGCGAAAGCGCCGGCCGAGCGCCCTCGCGCCCGGCCTTCCGTCCGAACCATTTCATCACTGTTCCCCAATCGCTTGAATGCTGTGCGCCGCGCGCTAGTCTCGCGCCGTGAGCGCGGTCGATAAGCTTCTTTTCTTCGCCCGATCCGCAGATCAGGTCGTCGTGAGCGGCACCTTCGAACTGGCCCTGATCGCCTGGCTGCTGCGGACGCTCCTGACCTCAAGGGCCATGCTCTGGCCGTCCGGCTTCGGCGACAATGGACCCCTGGTCTTCGACCGTACGGACGAACCGCGCGAGTTCTGGGCGCTGGTCTGCCTCGCAGCCTGCGCTCTCGCCTTCGCCACCTTCGTGCTCGTCCACCGGCTCATAGACATCGCACTCGAGCTTCGGCCCTAGACACCAGCATCAGCTCCGTCAGCGCCCAGACCAGCGCGTCCGCCCGGTCCGGCGACCGTCCCGGACCCTTGTAATCGCCGCCGATGACGAACCCGCACATCTGGTCCTCCAGCTGCGGGAACGCCCCGGCATGACGCACCAGGCCGCGTTCGTAGAGTGCTGCGACCGGCTCGGCGCGAGCAACCTTGCCGCGGCTCGCATGCACGGCCTTCACCGGCAGGCCCGGATCGACCTGGTGCAGCAGGTCGGTGACCAGCTTGCCGCCATTGTTCACTTCCGCGACGACGCGATCCGCGCCATGCCGCCGTGCCGCCCCGCTCACCGCCTCCGCCCAGCCGACCGGCGACTTGCCCGATACGCTCGCATCCTCGATCACATGCGCGACGCCGTCACCGCCCAGCCCCGCCACCACGATCCCGCAAGCATCGCCCTGTTCCGATACCGGCGGGTCCACCGCCACGACCACCCTCGTCACCACTCGCTCGTCCCGAGCGAAGTCGAGGGGCGCATGTCGAGAAGCCTCCAACAGACCCCGCGTCCACAGCGCCCCCTCCAAATCCTCGATCAGTTCGCCGTCCAGCTCCTGCCGCCCCAGCCGCGTGCCCGCATAGGTCGCCCGCATCACACTCAGGAAGTGGTCCTCCAGCACGACATTGTCGCCCGTCCGCCCCCGCGTGACGATGGTTAGCGGATCGCTTTTGATCCGCGTCAGCAGCGGGATCGGCTTGGGCGTGGTCGTGACCAGCGCGCGCGGCCGCATGCCGGCGCGCAGCGCCATCTGCAGATTGTCCCAGCTCTCTTCCGGCTTCGCCCATTTGGCGAGTTCGTCGCACCAGGCGAAATGATGCGTGCCGCCGCGCAAGCCATCCGGATTCTCGCCCGAATAAAGCTGCACGACGCTGCCGTTCGGAAAGCGCAGCCGCTTCATCGCCGGCTCCCAAACCACCCGCCGCTTCAGCCGGGACAGCACGGAGAGCAGCCCGCTCTCCCCCTCCACCATCACTGCCCGCGCCTCGTCGATCGTCGCGCCAACCAGCGCAATCCGGCACGACTGCCCCAGCGCCAGCCGCGCCACCCACTCGGCGCCCGCCCGCGTCTTGCCGTACCCGCGACCCGCCTGCATCAACCAGGTCCGCCACCCCTCGGACGAAGGCTCGATCTGCCCCTCATGCGCCCAGGCTTCGAACCTGCTGTCGAGCTTCAGCAGGTCGGTGACGGTCATCTTCGCCAGCAACTTCGCGATCTCGGCATCGTCCTTGCGCACCAGCGCCAGGACGACGCGCCGCCAGAAGGTGATCGCCAT